CACCAGAGCGAGATCGTCGACCAGTTCGAGGCTGGCGTCGAGTCCCCAGGACATTTCATCGTTTTCGATGGTGATACAATTTCGCGCCTCTGGTGAGAGACGCCCAAGCGCGGCTCGGATACCGGCTGGACCTTTTCTACCCGATATGTGGACATTGATCTTGAAGTCCTGGAAGGTCTGTCCATAACCCATCCAGCGGGCCATATCTGCATGATATTCAAACTCCTCTATGCTTCTATTTACGATGTCATCGCTTTCGCTGGCCAGCACACAAAACTGCCCGGGGTGGAATGAAAGTCTCACGCCCAGGCGTCGTGCTGCTTCGCCGATGGGTGCGAAGATACGCTCGCAATGGTCTTGTATCTCGCGGCGCTGCCACCAGTCCTTCCAGTCCTTTTCAGTATAGCCTTGCAGCATCTCAGAACCCAGGCGCACCATCCTCAAGGTTTCGGGCAACGCACCCACGGTCTCTACCATGCGGAGGGCAGCGGCTGCATTGTGGTTCATGATGTCCCATTGACGCTGTTCGGCTTCGTCGCGATGTTCTCGCAGCCAGCGCATGGTGGTTGATCTACCGTTGAGTTCGCGATTGGCAGCGTTCACTTTCATGCCCCCACATTCCGAGGGATCAGTGAGCCATTTACAGCAGAAACCTACTCGAGGAGATGTAGTCATGCAGCTATTATATGCTGCTATTTGATGCCTGTCAACTCTAGTTTTGCCGATGCAGATCCAAGGTCACACAGTGGAAGCCACCGCCCAAGGTGCGGGCATGTCTGAGTTGCAAAGGGATCACCACGAACCCATGTTGTTCCAATTCTCGGATTATCGCGGTTTGATTTCGGTCCACAATGACCACATCCGGACTCACGCTCAACATGTTGAGCCCGATCCATTTGGAGGCATAGGGATATTGGTAAAATCCCTGCTCGACCACATGGTTCACATAGAACACTGTCCATCCACGGAAGCATTCAGGCAGATTGTGTGGGCCTACTCGACTGGCATTGACCACCACAAACCCGGGCCTCAGCACGGCGATGGTGCTGTCAATGTGTACTCCAGCATAGAAGTTTACCAGCTCAATCTTGATGTCAGGCACAGCTTCGCACAGCCATTCATAGGCTGCTCGATTGCCCGACGCACTTTCCAGCATGAGCCAGCGATCATCCATTCTCAGCACATTGGCTGCATCCAGCACACGACCTTTGTCTCGCGACATGTGCAGAACTTGATCAGCATCAGCCAAGATATGATCGTAGCAGTCGATCTCCATGTCGCGGCACGGATACATCATAGCCGGATCAATGATGCGGCTGCCAGCCACTATCAATCGATCTCTGGGACAATAGTTGTACATGCCATCCCAGGTCTGGAAGTTCATGCGCGTGGGCCGCTCGACCTGGACCTCCATCTTGGTCAGCACGCGGGCCAATTCGTCGAGGTCTTCGTTGGCTTCGTCGATGATCCATTGTGGCACAGGTCCTTCGGGCACTGGGGTTTCGGTCCAGAGAGAGTTGGCTTTTTCCCGGTTGAACACAGGATCTTTCACCGGCCAATTGGCGCCAGTGGCATCGCCCACTACTACTCGACGCAGTCTATCCCATTCATTGCTGCTGTTGATCATAGATGTCCTGTGATTTGCAAAGTGTATCTTGGAGCGGTGCCCATGTTGGCAGCCATGTGCGGTGTGTCATAGGTCCATTCAACCACATCGCCGGCGTTCCAGCTCACAAAGGGCTGATCCTGGTACTCAGCATAGTGCCCTGGTTGCCAATCTTCCAGGAATATCACAGCTCGGCGTATGGTATGTTCACGACCCCGAAGATCAAACATGCTGATGTATTTCACATAGAGATCAGAGTGTGTGGGCAGGATGGTGCCTGGACGCATGCGGTAGTAACTGGTGCCAATGTCACGCCAGCCCTGTTTGCGGAATAGGTCTACAAACTGCGGATTCCAACTGGGTTGTGGTCGGCTCATGTCACACATGTCGCCGGTGAACTGATTGGCAAAGCCCAGAGCCAGCCATTGCTGCTGGGCCTGGGCATCGTTGAAGGGTTCGTTCACATAGTCGAGACGCTGATATTCATCATCCCAGAACCTCAGCAGCTTGTACTTAACGATGGCGTGTGTTACCATAATGGATCACGCTGTAACGACTCGACGATTGATCCATACGACGCCATGGATCCACAATAACGGATCCTGCAGGAATGTCACAGTAGAATGTGTCATCGCGCACATCTCCGGTGTAGCCGTAGGTAATCAAACGATTGTGAGCCATCAGCAGCACACAAGGTCCGGTCACTGCTGCTACCACTCCCTGCTGGTCATCGGCCAATGGATCAAGATAGACCACCGAGTGGCCCAGTTCTTGCACATAATGTCCTACCAATGTGGAATAACTACCGATGCAGTAAGGAACATCAGGCTTGTAGGCCTTGCCATGGATCACTATGGGTAGACTGTTGTTGTCTTGACTGCGATCTACCAAGAACTGAGCGAGATTACGAGCCTGTATTTCTCTGGCATGCATGATGGTGTCGAAGAGGTCATAGCCGATGTCATATTCCTGGGCCAGCCAACGTAGCGCGATGTTGTCCCGGGGATGGCATGCCCCAGCATCGCCCATGCCGGCAGTCATGTACTTGGGTCCCATGATGCGCATGGTGCTCTGTGCTAAGGCATCAGTGACCACATCCACATTGATGTTGCCAATCTTGAGAGCAAAGTCCTGGATCATGTTGACCAGGCCCACTTTGGCTGAGATGAATGTGTTGTAGAAGATCTTGATGGCTTCGCACTCGTCCCAGGTACCGGTGACATATCTGGGATTGTTTTTCATCAAAGGCCGGTAAATCTCAATGAGATCTCTCATTTCAGTGGGATCACCAGTTTCGGTACCGATCATCACCATCTCAGGATTGGCCATGTCCCATTTCACCGATCCCATGGCAATGAGATAGGGGTTGTAGAGGAACTGATGTTTCGAGTCTAGCAGAGTGGCAAAATGGCGACGAGTGGTCCCAGGAAGCACCGTGGATATCAAGACCACACGCTTGGCACTGCGGGCATGTTGGTTGACCTGTGTGATGGCATCTTTGACCGCATCGTGGCCGAAATCCATGGGACACATGTGGCTGCTGGGTACTGATCCATCATAGCCATCCGCATGCGGGGTTGGCACAGCAATAAAAATCCAATCGCTCTTGTCCACTACGTCTGCAATGCTGCAAACTTCCACGGTCTCGCTGGTTCTCGGGGCCACATCATAGCCCCGCACTTTGTAGCGTTCTGCAAACACTTCAGCACAGTCTAGACCCAGTTTGCCTAGACCAATAAATCCAATATTCGTCATGTTGATTTTTCCTATCTTTGGTGTTGATGCTGCTTTAATTTATAAACGATGCCACTGGTCCTGGAAAATTTCCAAGCTCAGTTAGGGCCTATTCAACGATCCATCCCAGTCATCGGCCAACGGCTGATCACGCAGTTGTTGTATCCTGGTCAGCAGCTGATCGTAGAAAGAATCCACAGCTCCGTTCCATCGCCCGCGCAAGATGCCTGTGATGATGTCTTCGCAGCGATTCCAATCACGATTTTTGTAGCCGGTCATGAGTTCTTGATGCAGCTGGGCATGTTCATGCGCATGCGGTAACTCATCCAGTGGTATCACATCCACTACGCAGTAGGCCGTGACAGCTTCTGCTTCTGCGGAGTTCCGTATGGTATCCAATTCTAACACTGTAAAGCTGTCTGGTATGAGATCACGTTTGTTGCCAAATATAATGTGCATGGATATTCCTTTTAAATATGTATCATGGCATTAGCATTCGACCTAATTTCAGATTTACACGTAGAGACCTGGCCCACCGACATTGACTGGCAGATCATGCCTACCAGTCCAGTCTGCGTCGTAGCCGGAGATGTGGCTCGAGATCGAGATTTGCTGTGCGACACACTGGGCCGCCTTGGGCAAAGCTATCAGGCTGTTTTCTACATCGACGGCAACGACGAACACAAACAATATGCCAGCGATCTCGATGCCAGCTATCAAGATCTCGCTGATCGCATCAAACAAATACCACATGTGGTCTATCTCCAAGACAATGTGGTGGTCATAGATGGTGTGGCCATCTTGGGCACCAATGGTTGGTGGGGTTTTGATTTTGATCTCGGCATCGATGCCAGAGCCTGCGGTGAATGGTACAAGGATACTTATGCTGTGGACAACTCTGTGATCAAACACATCGCCCGCATGAGTTCTCTGGATGCACAATACATGATCAACTCAGTGCGTCGGCTACAGACCTTGCCCGATGTTGAGCACGTGGTCCTGGTCACTCACACTGTGCCCAGTGCCGAACTCATAAGACATGATCTCCGCATCAACTGCGATCTGCGTTTCAATGTTATGGGCAATCGTCTCATGCGACATGTGCTGGACGCCGACACTGAAAGGAAAATCCATACCTGGTGTTTTGGTCATTATCACGGCACAGTGGATCGCATCATAGATGGTGTGAGATACGTGAATCATTGCCGTGGCCGGGGCGACACAGACTATGGCCAGCATGTGTACTATCCCCGACGCATGGTCATTGATTAAACAGTGTCTGGCTCGAGCTTGATCTGCAAAGGAAACTGCAGAGCGCGAGCGCTCAGCGTGACTTCGATGCCTTTTTGTTCGGCAACTTCATAGGGCAGCACAGCAACCACAGCTGATCCGGCCTCGTGGATGTCTTGTGTGATGGTCAATGCTGTGTCTTGATTATAGTCAAAAAACTGCATGAGGCTTTCGATTACGAATTCCATGGTGGTCTGGTTATCGTTGATGTAGATCACCCGGAACATGGGAGGTTCTTGCACCTGCGCAGATGTGCGGATGCGGGTTTTGGTTTCTGCTTGCGACATCAAAGGCTCCTTGGGTTATAACAACAGGGTCCTGCCAGTGGTGGACATATGTCCACCACTGTATTTACGCTAGATTATATCAGTTTTGATACGTGATAGCGATAGATTTAGGACGAGCTTCTTCGGGAACCACACGTTCTAGTTGGATGGTGAGAATGCCATCGCGAGCCACAGCATTGCGCACTTCGATGTACTCGACCAAGGGAAAGGTACGAACAAATTTGCGAGCACTGATACCACGATGCAGGAACTCCTCTCGATCATCTTCGGCACGAGTTTTTTCGCCCGTGACAGTGAGGATATTGTCGTGGAAAGTTACATCGATCTCGCCTTGTGCAAAACCAGCCACGGCCAAGCGTATCTCATAGGTGTTGTCACCAGTGCGTACGATGTCATGGGGTGGGTAGTTGCCGGCCTGTTGCACAGACTCAAATTGACCCATGATGCGGTCAAAAAGGTGGTCTACCCCAATGGTGTTGCGATAGAAGGGTGCGAGGTCAAGAGTGGTGATTTTAGTCATGATGTCTTCTCCTTTGTTAAGCAAGTTGACTAAGTGTAGCCCGACCATCGGCGCTACATGTCTATTTATACACGAACAGGCCTTGGCTTGTCAAGAAGTCCTGCCAGAGATCGGCGATTTTTTCGTGCCCTTGCTGGTTGGGATGGTTCGAGTTGGGCCAGATATTGGTGTTGCGATATTTGATCAACCATCCTAATCGGCTGATCCGGTCGCTCAGTTCGGGCCAAGGCTCAAAGAAATCATCGATGGCTGTGACCTGTGCGCGACCCACGAATCGTTTGCGATCAATCTCGGGCCATAGATCACAAGTTTCCCATCCCCAAAGATAGTAATCTTTGATGCCGTGGTGTTGGCACAGCGCATGCAGTGCCAAAAGGCTGGTGTTAACACGGTAGCTGACCAAATGATTGGTATGAGCTTGGCTGTACCACCACCGGTTTTCATGGTTTCCGGGGTTGAGATGCATACAACTGCCATTTTCGTGATAGAGTAGATCTCGCGCAGGTGCGGTCAGGAAAAACAAGGCCACAGTCTGATCCAGTCGGATCCCCGATCCAGCGACACGGCTTTTGTTGACAAAAGCTCGTAGTTGTTCGACTAGATGCGGTATCGATGATTGCGGCTGAGCGTGATTCCAGACACGGACATCCAATCTCTGTGCCAAGATTTCGCCATAGTTTAGCTCGTGGTTTTTGAGCTCGGCCCCATAGGCCCAGCTATCGCCAAAAATGGCCAGATCCATTGGATGCTAATAGAGTCTTTTGGGCAACTGCTGTTCGCGCAGTTTTTTGCGCCAGCGGCTCCGGGCGGCGCCTTTCTTCAGCTTGCGCTGCGTAGTGGGTTTCACAAAGGTTTCGCGATCCCGCAGTTCGTTGAGCAGTCCCGAATTCTGGATCTTCTTTTTGAACTTTCGCAGGGCTTTTTCTACGTTGCCGTCTGTGACCAACACTGATCTACCGTGGAATTTGTCCATGTATTATAGCTCTCTCGGCGTATTTACCAGGTCGGTGGAAATATCTACGCATTTTATTCCGCGCTCACAGTAGTTGATTAGATTGAACATGTGTGGCATCAACACACGTTCCAATTCGCTGTGCAAGCCGCGTGCCCCGGTGTGATTGGCCAACGTGCGTTCAGCTATAAGTTCCAGGGCTGCAGTGTCAAATCTCAGATCAATTCCGTCTTGCTGGAACAACCATTGATACTGGCTCACAAAGTTAAATTTGACTTCGGTCAGTATGCGTATGAGATCTTGTTGCGTGAGCTCGCAAAGACTGACCCAGGCCGGGAAGCGACCAATGAATTCAGGAATCATTCCGAATCTTACCAGATCGTCGGGTGTGGCTGCACCCAGCAGATCATCGTCTGTGTTGTTGATGTCGGCACCAAATCCAATGGCAGTGCCTTTGACACGATTTTTGATGATGTTGTCTAGGCCAACAAAGGCCCCTCCGGCAATGAACAAGATGTTGGTGGTGTCGATTTCAATGGTTTCTCCCGTGGGGTTTTTCCTACCACCCTGGGGTACGATCCTACAACGAGTACCTTCTACCAGCTTCAGCAAAGCCTGTTGCACGCCTTCGCCGCTGACATCTCTGGTGATTGATGTGCTTTCACTTTTGCGAGAGATCTTGTCAATTTCGTCCACAAAAATTATACCACGTTGTGTGCGAGCCACGTCGTAGTTGGCTGCTGCATAGAGCCGGCTGATCAGACTTTCTACATCATCACCTACATAGCCGGCTTCGGTGAGACTGGTGGCATCCGCGATCACAAAAGGCACGTCCAGATAACGAGCCACACTGCGAGCCAACAAAGTCTTGCCTGAACCCGTGGGACCTATCATAAGGATATTGGCTTTTTCAATTTCAATGTCAGGATCAGTGGCGGCTATCCTTTTGTAGTGATTGGCGATGGCCACGCTGAGCAAGATCTTGGCTTGATTTTGGCCGATAACAAAACGATCCAGATGCTCAAAGATGGCTCGAGGATCGTGATTGTCTGAGTTGATCTTTGCAGGTGGTAGTTGATCGATGAGCAGGCCCTGGCAAAGATCCACGCATTCATTGCAGATGGCCACTGAATCGCCCACTATCAGTTTTGTCACGCTGTCTTTGTGTTTGGTGCAAAAACTGCAGTGATCTGTGTGCGGGGTTTTATTCATTGTTGTCTGTGCGTTTTTGGGTCAAACGGTTGGCCACCTGCTCTTGTTCTTGATTGCTCAACAAGTCAGGATCATAGAGTCCTGCAGCGATCTGCTCGATGAGGTGATCGATGTAGGCCACATCGTAAGTGTACGCATCATTGTGTGTTTTGTCAACTTGTATCCAGGCGCTGCCGTTGAATTTGTACACTCGATTGGGCAGGTGGTCGGTTCGCACCCAGGTGTCGCCTTTGCGAGCTGTGACAGGAAAGGCAGTACCAAAGCCCTGGGCCGGCATGGGGCGATCTAGATAAGCCAGCCAGGGCAGTTCTTTGATCATGCCCTTGGCAAGAAGGTGCCGCTGGTTCTTGATGGTGTCCTGAGGATGATCGGCTTTCCAGGCCTTGACTGCGGCTTTGAGCTGCGGACTGTCAGTGACCACATCATCTTCTGTGGTTCCTGGCAGGTAGACCTGGGGCGGCAACGGCGGAAAATGCACCCAGCCCTGATCAAGATAAGGATAGCGTTGCAGTAAAGGAGTGTCCGGCTCAGGCGGCGATGGATCATGCTCAACACGATCTTGCGGATGCTCGCCGGGATCATCGAACCTCACAGGTTCATGTGGGATCACAGGTTCCGGGGGCTCTGGTACCAAAGCAGCCAGTTCCTGATTCACTGCTGCAAGATCAGGCAAAGGTTCCGGGGGTGCGGTTTTGGGTTCTTCTATCACAAGCGGTGTTGTCCTCGATTGGCGTTCCCATTTGAGGCTTTCTGTGGCAGCTAATACCATCATTATGGCCAGCGGATCAAACACCACTACCAGCAAGATTATCATCCACCGTACAGCTCGCTCCAGAAGATCAGTGTCGGGCGTTTCACCGTAGATCAAGGCCGCGATATACTTGATTGGGCCCACTTCGGCTTCGACCTTGCGTACCTCAGCAGCTATTGGAGCTCGTTGTTCGTTCAACCCAGCTATCTGCTTCTGGCTTTCTTGGATCTCTCTCAACAAACGACCGCGCTCGGCCTGCTGCCCACGGCGTATCTGCACCGCCCGCTCGGCACCGCGCTCGTCCACTGAACGGCCCATGACCTGATCCACGGCCTGGTCCATCTGTGCCAGAGCACGGCGATTGGCTTCGATGTTGTCGCGTTCGGTCTTGATTTTCTCATCATAGATGGCCAGCTGAGCGGCTACATCGCCCATGGGCACGGCTTGATCCAAATGCGCCTTTGACAGGAAACCAAAAATGCCCATGCTGGTTATCAGCATGAGCACCACCACCGCCGGAACCAAATACAGTTTCATCAACCATCGGCACCGGTGCCAGTATTCATGCAGCCACACCGTGATGGTGATCTTGGCCACTTCAAGCATGCCGCCCATGACGATGATGGGCAGAGCCGCGGCCGCAAAGATGGCCGTGAGACCAATGATGCTGTACCAAGCTGCCACTAGGCTGATGCCCAGTGCGATCGTCAAGGTGAAATAACTCAAGTACATCTAGTTATTTATTGACTATGCGTAAGGCCAACTTGACACCAATCCAAGTGGCAAACTGGGGATCGGGCACGTCAAACCAGATCACATGGTCCGTGGCTGTGTGCGTAATAAATCTGCCCGCGCCGTAACGATCCAGCTTGCGTCTGACCTTGCTCTGTCCTCGCCATTGATGCCCAAACATCCTACGGGCTTCGCGTTGGATCGCGTACCATTGGTCCAAGGTACGCACCTCCACCCAAATTCGGTGCATGTGCTCGGTCGTTAATTTAAGTGGGTCAAGGGACTCCGGCATGCAGACCTCACGGTCTGCAGAGACAGGAATATTGACGGACATTGCGGCATCCTTTCACTGGTTGATCTCAATCGGGCATACACCTGTCCAACGGGCAGGTTTTGGCTTTCGCCTGAGCAGTGCCACACCTTAGGGACTTATACCATCTGCCACGGCACAGCGGGGTCCGGAAGTTCCCCAATACTGCCCTATGGATGCCCTCATCGTCCTGGCCTAGGCTCCGAACACATGCACTAGTATTATATGCTGTTGATCGGTGCCTGTCAACTTTAATCGTCGCGTTCCATGCCATCGATTTCTTCCATCAAGGCATGTACCTGTGTGATATCCATACACATGATCTTGGCCGTGGCATAATCACCTTCTTTGTTGCGCCCGGAAACTTCGACCATGTAGCCGTTGTCGTAGAGATGGATGTTGAAGCTGTCATTGATTTTGACCAGCTTGTCGCTGATCGTGCTCACTGTTTTTTTCTTGCCCATGTCGACGGCTCCTGTTTAGATAAATTTACGGCGTTGAAACAACTTGCGCATGCGCCAGACCAGATACGACAACCATTCACGATGATGTATCACAGTTTTTCTCCTTTGTTAAATCCACGAAATCGCACGAACCTTGGAAACCTAAGACTGTAAGTACCGTCCTGATTTTGTGTCACGGCATCGGCCATGACTTCAACAACATGACCAATAATACTATCCCGATCATGCCATAAACTGGATCTCTCGTCATCCGTGAAGCCACTGCCAACATTGACCCGAATATCACGCCCGCCATCCTGCCCACGGCATACGAGAGCGCCCAAACGGCCTTTGTTCTTTCCTGTTCCCGGTTCCACATCCTCGATCTCCAGATCCACTGTTATTACCGGCTTCCATTTCATCCAAAAACTGCTACGCTTGCACTCGTAGGGAGCACCAAGGTCCTTGATCATGATGCCTTCGTAGCCTTCGGCCACTGAAGCTTCGGCAAATCTGCGCATGATGTCGTGACCCTCGGCTGTGTCCAGATCCACGGTCATACCTGGCATGACCTCAACCATCTCACACCGTTCTCGGAGCAAGTCTTGGACAGACTCCAACTTGGCTATGCGTCGGTGTTGCTGTGCATTCCAATGTCCTCGGTAAAAATCTTCGCGCGGCATCACATCAAACACGTGATACACGCTGTCTTCGGCGCGAGCATCATGTTTTCTCTGTGTTTGGCGCATGAGTTCTTGGAAACTACGTCCCACGATCTCGCCATCTAACACAAAGTCCGTGACTCCGCCGAACATGCGAACGCTCATCTGCTTGATCACAGGAATCAAGGCCTGTTCGATGTGAGCAAAGTTAGCAAAGGGTTTGCCGTTGCGGCTGAAGAGGTTCACTGTTTCTGATCGGGCATAACACACAGCCAGCACACGCACACCATCCAGCTTGACTTCGAGGCGTTTCTCACCGCGGAGCTTGTTGGGATGGCCTTCGCTGTCCTGGGCCAGCTGGCATTCAAATGTGGGAATGGCCCAGTTGGTATTTTTCAAAATCTTGTTGAGTGTGCGGTCAGTGATGCCGCAGCGCAGGTCCTTGATCAGTACACGGCGTGCCAGGCCGTTCCATTGCTCTGAATCAAATTCCTGCATGATGTTTTCGATGGCGGCTCGAGCATTGCCACCTGTGACTGACCGGGTGCGCAAGCTCTCGCATAGCCCCCAAAAACTCGGCCAGGGATTGGCACGACCTTCAAGTCCTTGGCTTTCGGGCACCTGTCGGACGCCGTAGACGAAAAAAGGATTGTAGGCCAGATAAGCCGAAAACAAAAAGCCCTGGGCATCTGCTGACCCCAGTTTGGCGCTCATTAAGGCCTTTTCGATCACGCGCTCTTTGTGCAAGCGGCTGTCGGATTCTTCCAGTTCGGCTACCCAGCTCGCACTCATGGCGCCTGCGAACCTGGGATCTGAGGAGTCAAAGTCATGCATGTATTTACAGGGCCCAAAAGGGCGCAAAAGTTAGCATGCAAACAGTATACTAAAAAAGGAATTATTGGTCAACCAAGCACAAGGAAAGTCTGTGTGACAGTGTTTCCACTGTAGGCATAGACCACACTGATCTGATATTGTCCCACTGGCGGGGCCGCGATGTTGGCCACGGTGGCCTGTCCATTTCCTGCCAAACTGCCGGATCCTGAGCCCAGGGCACCCGAATAAACGAAATTGGTACTGGGCTGTCCGGTGACGATGAGATTGATCAGACTACCACTGCTGACTTGATTCTCATTGGCAAACCAACCGGTTTGAGTGACTGTCACAGTTTCTTGCACCAAACTGGCCACCACTTGCACAGTGACGCTGGCTGTGGTAGAGCCAACCGACACACTGATAGTGGCGGTGCCCACAGTAGGCACCATCCATCCAGGAATGGGATAAACGATACCAGTGGCATCGCTGGCTGCGTCTACCACAGGCAAAGACAAACTGCCAGATGATGCCGAACTGGTGATAACAGCAGTCAAACTGGTAGTGGCCGGCAAAATCCGCACTGTGAGGTTAAACCCGCTGGCGGCCAACACACGACCTTGCTGGGCCAGCGTGTTGCTGCCTGAGATGCCAATGATTTCGATCTGTTGCGCAGGTGTTGGGGCCAAAGCAGTACCGGCCACGGCATCACGTGCCTGGAGCACGGTGTAATCTGTGCTGATTGCACTATTGGTCACTTGATATTCAGCCGGAGCCAACACAGTAGGCGGGGGTTGCAAGGGCTGATCGGCCACGATGATTTGATCCGCCGGTGTTAGGTTGGCAGGACCAGGCCAGTTGCTGGGTACCTGATTGGCGCGACGGAGTCCGGCGTTGTCTAGGGCTCTGGCGTTGCGGGCTTCGCGCATCACACCCACGATGGCCTGTCCACCTTGTGTGCTGACATTGGCCACGGTGTTGAGGAAGTCAGCAGCGCCGCCGGGTGTGTCGTCTACACCATAATTGGGCAATGACTGCACGAATGACAGGGTCACGAATCTACTGCCCTGGGTGGTATCAAAATCCAAGCCAGCCTGATTTTGATCTGCGGCCTCATCCACGATCTGCTGGCAGATGTCATCAAATGCTGTGTTCAGAGCTGCAGTTTCAGTGGGATAGGAAGCGATGATACCGGAAACAATGGACAGAGCATTGGGTATCAGCCCCACTGAAAATGCCAGATCGCCGTTGGCATAGGTACCAGCCGCGGGACCGCTGGTAATCACCACGTTGCCAGCGAATGGCCCATACACTCCATTCACTGTGTCCAACATGTCTTGATAGATGTCGGTGAGTGCTGTGAGATTCATGGAGTTCAGGGTGGACACACTTTGGAAAAGATTATTGACACTGTTGGCGCCAATGGCCGAACCCAAAAAATCATTGATCTCAAAGGTACCGAACTCGCCGGAGCCATTGGCAAAATTATTGATGTAATACTGGCTGGTAGCAGCATCGATGGTGTTGCCGGTGGCCAGCAGGCCGAGACCCTTGAGAGTTTCTATGCTCATGCCAGTGCCCTAGCAAGGTCGGGTGCGGTGATTTGTTCCACACCCTTGATCTGTTGCAGACTCAGCCCCAGAGCCGTGGCTCCCAGGGCCTGATTGGCCGGAATGATCTTGGCCAATTCATCACAGCCCGTGGCCGTGGTGGCCGGTCTGGAATTCTGCTGGCGTAGGAACGACTGCGTGGTAGCGGTCACGGTTCCATCACGGTCATAGATGAGATTTCCATTTAGAGTCATGCTGGGCCAGCTGTTGGGAAACAAGAATTGAGTGTCCAAGAGGCGGGCCAGATTGGCACCATTGGCCAAAGGACTCATTTTGGGATTGGTCACACCCAAGATATCGTAGATTTCTTGCAGTTCATCGCCTTGTATTTCAGTCAGAGCCTGATAGGCACGCTGTTGTAGACTGTTGAATTCGCTGAGGGACAGCGTGAGATTGCTCTGTTGTGGCGTGGCCAGCAGCACGATCTCGGCCTGGGTAATGCCGGCTTCCAACAACACCCGCTCCACACTGGGCACAGTACCAATCACGATGTCAGCGTTTTCCGAGATGGTTTGCAGGAGATTGGTGGGGGTGCCTTGTTCCTGGATTCGGGCAAAATTGATGGCTCGTCCAAGACCGGCCACGTCCTCGGCAAAGGCCGGCAAGGCCAGAGTGACATCAGTGATACCACCACTGATGAGGCTGTCCATGTTGATGAAAGTGGGTCCCAGGTAGTTAGTGCTGTTGATCACACTGTAGATCACAGTATTGGTGCTGGCGCGATAAGCAGCTACCTGACCAAATATGGCAGCAAAAGTACTGACGTTGCCACTGCCAAGATAACGATTGGCTGTGTTGGTCAAGAGATTACCAAATCCACCGGACACCCAATCGGGTATGATGGGTGCGGTCAACACTGGACTGGTGGTGTTGGCATAGGCCGTAGGCACACTGCCACTCAATGCTGCACAGGTATTGGCTGTGAGCACTTTCAATGTGGCAATGATCCCAGCACTGAGTCCATAGCCAGCTGCGGCTGATATGGTGTCTTGGAGATTTTGCACAAAAGCGAGACCATTGTAGGCCGCTGCCGCACTGGGCACCGTGGCCGGTACCGAGATGCCTTGGTTGTTGAGCAAAGCAGCTCCGGCCGTGATCTGCAAGGACGTATAGCTACTGACCTGTGCCACTACACACCTACCCTCACGTTCACGCTGCCACCCACTCTGAGGTGGCCACAGGTGTCGGCGTTGCCTTCGAAATTCACTGGTTGATTCTGTGCTCGCACTCGGGCACTGCCGCCCTGGGTCTGTGCAGTTTTGTGCTGATTTTTCCCGTGATCACTGACTGGACTGCCATCCACGCTCACAGGTTGATTGTTGACTCTCACGCGAGTGGCTTCAGAATCAATGATACGCCCTCCAGCATCGTTGGCATCGTCTATGCGTTGTATCAGTGGCATCAGCCCAAGACCAGTTTTTTACTTGGCACTTGGATGCCTGTGACTGCTTCCAAGTATTTGCTTTTCACAGCTTCGTCGGTGAGGCCCATGATGGCCACATTGTGCATATTTATCTGTATTTTCTGTCTGACATCAGCAGTGAACATGCTGGGCACCAAGCCCATGCCCTGCGGGCCAGGAGCCACGCTCACGGGTTCAGTGACTGTGACCCAAGGATCGCCGCTTTCATCGATGCGAGCGATCATTTCTTCGCCGGAGTTGAGTTTGATGGTATAGACCTGCCCTACCTGTAATAACATTGCCATGTTTGTCCTTATGCGGCCAGCCGCTGTTTGAGTTCAGTGAATCCGCCCACGTATTCTTCATCAAGGAAGATCTGTGGCACGGTACGTGCTTGTGGTACTGATTCTATGAGATCCTCTCTGGTCCATCCATCACCGATGCGACGTTCTTCGTAGTCGATGCCGCGTAGGTTCAGTAGCTGCTTGGCCTGATCACAGTAGGTGCATTGTGACTTGCTCCAGATGATGGCTTTCATGATCTTCTCCTTATAATTGTGGTAGTTGATCGTAGTCAAGTGTGTCGCTCATGACTCCAATCACATAATTGGTTGATTCGTTTTCCTGCAAGGCAGTTTGCTTCTTGCTCACATCCACATGCTTGTTGAACCATGGGATGGGTGTACTGCGTGGTGCAGGATTGGGATACTTGATGCCAATTTCCTTGAGCGCATTGGCCGCTGTGTAATCAACGAAATCACGCAGGATGTTGGCATTGAGTCCAATCACTGGACCTTTCTGGAACAGGTAATCAGCCCAGGCCTTTTCTTCACGGATCACATCCATGTACATGGCCAACACTTCTTCGCGGCATTCTTCGGCTGCCCGGGCGAACCTTGGATCTTCCTTGACTACCTGGTTGATTATCCACCCAGTCCATTCTTTGTGCAAGATCTCATCTTGTAGGATCAACGAAATGATGTTGCCGTTGCCAATGAAGATTTTGTTTTCCACCATGGCAAGACTGGTGGCAAAACTGACCATGAATCGCAGCGCTTCCAAGGCATAGCTGGCGTTCAGTGCTAACCAGATAGCGCGTACATGTGCTTCTTCTCGCACCGGTACTTCAAGTTCGCGTTCGCAGTTGACCATGTGTAGGAGATCGTAGTAGCGTCCCACGCTGGAAGCCATGGCCACGATCTCTTCTGTGTCATGGATGGTGTTGAACACCTCCTTGGGCACGTTGTAGATGTTGCGGATGATGTGGCTGTAGCTGCGACTGTGGATATTGGTCTCAAAAAAGGTCCAATTATAGACCAGGGCTTCTAGTTCAGGCAAACTCACCACTGGGGTGAAGATCTGGCTGGGCCCGCGACCTTGCAGGCTATCCAAGGCAGTCTGGCGCAAGAGATTGCTGGTGAAGATGTGGCGCACCGTGTCGGATGAATCTTTGAAATCCTGTGCGTCCTTGGTGAGGCTGACTTCTTCGGGCACCCAGAAAAATCCTCGTGCTTCTTGCTCAAACTTGGCCAGCTTGTTGTATTTGACTTCTTCGAATCTCTGGATGGTCACTGGACCTGCTGGATCCAGGAACATCTTGCGGTCAAGATAGTTGGTGGCGGTACGTAGATTATATTGTTGTTGGCTCATTTTACCAATGCCTTATCACATTTGCGATGATTGCTGCACAAGTGATCACATGTATGATCACCCAAGAGGTTTTCAATATCAGCGCGATGCGTGCTTCGCGCAGGGTCAGCACCGGCACACGCGGACGATCCTCATCGGTTTCGCCCATGAGATGACCAGTTGCTCTGGCCCAGATCCGCTCCACGGAATTCATAGCTTGCAGGCCTCACAGTCATCGTCTTCAAACATGGCCGCGGCTGCCTGCTCTAGAAGATCGTTGACAGCATCTTCTTCGCGGCTCTTGGCCCCTTGTTTGTTGATGAGACTGTAGTAGAAAGTTTTGATGCCCCAGTGATGTGCCAGCATGAGATTGCGAGCGATCAAGGTAGTGGGCACCTTGCGTCCAGGAAAATGTGCGGGGTTGTAGAAGGTGTTGGTCGAAATTGATTGATCCACGTAGGCTGCCAGCACTGCCGCAGTCTTGAGATAACCCACGCAGTCGGTCTGGGCCCACATCAACTGATAACGATTCTTTAGTCGTTGATACTCGGGTGCTACCTGTGTGAGACTGCCGGCCTTGCTTTCTTTCACTGTGATAAGGCTCATGGGCATTTCGATACCGTTGGTTGAGTTGATTACCACCGAGCTGGATTCCACAGGCGCGATGGCCATCAACGTGGCGTTGCGCACGCCATGAGTTTTCATCTGCTCGCGCAAAGGTTCCCAATCCAGTTCGGGAGTGAAATCCACCAATTCGTTGACACCGGCTGCCCTGCGCTCCCAAGGAAAGATACCGCGACCGTAGTAGGTGTGATCACTGTGCAGGCAGCGTCCTCTTTCCCGGGCCAGTTCTACTGTGGCTTCGGTTAGGTAGTAGGCCTGATGCTCCATCCAGGATTTGACTTCGGCCAGCGCGTCTTTGTCGCCGTACTGTAATCCTCTTTTGGCATGCCAGTAGGCCAAGTTGGTGATGCCAATGCCCAAGGGTTGTATTTCATCGTTGCTGAGTTGGCTTTGTATGCTGAGGAAATCCTGATAGTCGAGTATGTTGCAAAGGCTGCGCTGCAAGATGCGGCAGGCTCGACGCATGTCTTCGGGATTGCGGAAAGCGCCCCAGTTAATGGAGCCCAAGGTGCATAAAGCGATGCGACCTTCGGCATCGTCCAATCTTTTGAACGGCCGTGTGGGCAATAAAATTTCACAGCAGAGGTTGCTCTGATAGATGGCATGATACTCAGGATCAAACGGGCCTTGATTCATGACATTGTCAATGAACACTAGGTAGATACGGCCTGTGTCAGTGCGTTCTTTGAGTATACCTGACTTGAATACTTCTTCGGCGCTCATGGTCTTGCGGCGCAGGCCCGGCTGTTGTTCATACTTCACATACAGTTCTTCAAACCGTGCTGTATCTCTATAAAACGCCTCATAGAGATCAGGAACTTCATTGGGATCGAAGAATGTGATGTTTTCCTTGTTTTTGAAGCGTCTCCAGAAGAAAGCACTGAGCACAACACCGTAGTCCATATGTCGGACACGAGTTTCTTCGGTGCCTTGATTATTTTTCAATACAATAAGATCGTCAAACTGGTGGTGCCATATGGGATAGAATACCGTTGCGGAAGCATTTCTAATTCCTCCTTGCGAACATGATCGCAAGTCGCCGAACCATTTCTTTAAAAATGGAATCATACCAGTGTGCATGATCTCGCCGCCGCGTATGGGCGATCCTAAAGGACGCAGACGGCCAATCTCCAACCCAATGCCAGCACGCTTGCTGGCATATTTGGCCATCATTTCGCCGCTGGCGAAAATGCTGTCAAGGTCATCATCACTGCGAATAAGCACGCAACTGCTGAATTGTTTAGTAGGTGTACCCAGACCAGCAAGCACGGGGGTAGCAAGAGTGAATAAACCATCTGAAGCTGCATTGTAATATTCCTTTATATAACGCATGCGAGCTGTGTTGGGCTCTTCACCATGAAACACTGTGGCTGCAGCGATCATATAACGTACTTGTGGAGTCTCGTATATTTCTCGGGTGGCACGATTGCGCACCAAATATTTCTCAATCAACTGCTCAATGGCAGCATAGCTGTATTGCTCGTCTTTGCTGTGATCCAGCATGTCATCCATGCGCGACCAATCATCCTCGGTATACCATTCCAGGAGTTCAGGTGTGTACAGCCCCACTTCCACATTGCGCTTGACAATATCATACAGCGGCGGGGGTTCGTAGCTGCCATACACATCCTTTCTCAGCATAGAAAGGCGTTGTTTGCCGGCAACATACTGATAGTTGGTATGGCCCACATCGGGATTGCTTTCCACATCAATGAGATCCACTATGGCCCTGAGTGTGACTTCGTCGATCTCTTTGGTAGTGATACCGTCGTAGAAATGCGGCTGGGCCTTGATCTCAACCATGCTTTGGCTGACATCAGCGATGCCCTGACACACTTTTGCGATTTGGTTTTGCCACTTTTCGATGGTGAGCGGTTCACTACGACCGCTGCGTTTGATAACAGTGATGGATTTCATAGACTATCTTATTTTTTGTTCAAGCTGCTGCTGGGTGATGCGCCTGGCGAGCTTTGATGGCTCAGTGATGATATTTACGATGGTATGGGGTTCCCAATTCAATATATATTTTCCCTGGCAAATCTGGACTAAATTGTCATTTTCGGTTTGTAGGATACTGGCGTCTACAAGGTCTGATCTCTCCAGCAGCACGATAGTATACACGATTCCCAGGGCGCGAGCAAGCCCACAATAGATGTTGTCATGCAGTAGTTGCCAGGGATCTGGCCAACTGTGCTCGTCGTCCCAGTGCAGGTAATAAGGAGTCCAAGGTGTGGCATGCCACCAGACATTCACAGCAGACAAGCACTGATCCGTGGGTTGATCGGTACATGTCTGCCTGAGCTGATTCCAGCTGGCCAACCGCTGCTCAAAGGTAGCAGGCCACATCAGGCGAGATAGTTGATGCTGTAGTCTATGGTGGCGTTGTTGCCAGTGCTGGTGGTGTTATAGCCCAGCGTGATCAAATTTCCAGTGTTAATCACTGACAAAGTAACACCGGTAGTGGCCGACTCTGAAAAATCATCAGTGTAGACCAAGCTGGCACCTAGAACAGATTCCAGCACACCGGTCCTGACCGCGGTGCTGCGAGTGATGGTGTAGTTGACTCGGAAATTGCTGATCTGACGCGTACCTGAGGGATTGTCGTTGATTTCTGCGATGATACC